GCGGTGAGCCGCCGTTGGTACGTTCATTGCCCGGCCAACATACGGCCGCAATACGGGCAAGGCCGGCATCTACGTCCGGGTCAACTATCTCAAGGGCGGCAAGCGCTACCCTATCCGGCAACTATACGGTCCGAGTATTCCGCTCATGTTTGGCGGCTTGCGGATGAAGCCCAGGCTTGAGGCGTTTGTTGCTGAGCGTTTCCCCATTGAGATTGACCGCGCCATGGACATGGTACGGAGCCGCGCACTCAACAAGGCCGCAAAGGAGCTTTTTGACTAATGACCGGCAACCGCGACATAGAGTATATTTTGTCCCTCCGAGATGAGGCAACCAAGACCCTCAACGGATTCCTGGGCAACGCCTCCACGAGCCTCAACACTCTCAAGACCGCCGTGGTTGGCGCTTTCTCCGTGGCGGCAATTTCCGATTTCATTGCGGAGTCCAATGAGGCCGAGAAACTCCAAGCCCGGCTTGCCCAGGCGCTACGCAATGCCGGAGTAGAGGGAGACGCCACGAGGGCATCAATGGCCAACTATGCCAAGGAGCTTGCCAAGATTACGGTCTATGACGATGACCTCATTGCCGGCTTGCAAGCAACGCTCGTGGCCATGACCGGGATAACCGGCACGGCGCTCAACCCTCTCACCAAGGCAACGTTGGACCTCGCAACCGGCCTCCAAATGGACGCCGAGAGCGCCGCCATGCTGATTGGCAAGACCGTGGCCGGCTCGGATGCACTCGGCCGGTATGGCATCTCCACCAAGGGCGCCAAGGATGAGGGGGAGCGGCTCTCCATTGTCTTGACGGAGATAAATACCAAGTTTGGGGACTTTGCTACAAACGAGGGCAAGACCGCCGCCGGGCAAATGGCCATAATCCGAAATGAGTTTGGAAACCTCAAGGAACTCCTGGGGGACACGGCCAAGGAGGTCATCTCATCCCTCACGCCGGCGCTTTCTGTCTTGACGGAGATTGTGGGGCGTGGCTTGCTCGTTTCAATCAATGCGCTCAAGGGCGCCTTTGCCACGCTCTTTGCCTCTATCCTCTCGCCGCTTGCCTGGATTGAAAAAGGTATGAACGCTCTCGGCGTGACCACGAGCACGGTATTGCAAGACGCCGTTGAAAAAGGCATGGAACTCTCCGAGACCTACGGCACGGCCGCCCTCGAGGCGTTCCAAGGCGTTTCCAAGGAGGCCGCCGCCGCCGGCGCCGTGGTCAACAAGTTTGGCCGGGAGGGAGCGGAGGAGGCTACGGCGCAAGCCGGGTCAATCAAGGAGCTTGAGGAGCGATACAAGGCGCTTGCGTCCGAACTCAACAACCTCACCTTTGGCTCCGCCGCGTACCAGGCCAAGCTTGCCGAGACGGCCGCCGCCCAAAAGGACCTCAACGCCGCCCGAGAGGACCAAGAGGCAACAATGGCGCTTATGAATAGCGGACTTTCCACGCAACTCCCAATTTTAGACAAGCTCCAAAAGGGTTGGGACTCCGCCGGCATGAAAGCGCTCATGTATTCCCGTATAGTTGTCAAGGGAGTCAAGGAGGATATACCCTCAGGCATGGAGGAGGCATTGGAGGCCATACGTGAGGATATGCAAATACAATACGACTTTGCAACCTCGGCAATGCAATCGTATACCTCGGCGCTCAAGATAGGGTTGCAAGCGGCTTTTTCAGGCTCGGAGGGAGCGCTCAAAAAGTGGCTCCAAGCAATCACGAGCGGCATCATTGACGCCGTGGAGTCCATGATATTGGCCTACGAGGCGGCCGCCATTGCCAAGTCAACGCTCTCCTTTGGTCTCTCTCTCTTGCAAGACCTCCCGAAAATCACGGCCGCTTTCGCCGTGCTCGAGACCGCAAGAGCTATCCTCTCCGAATTCCACGAGGGCGGCACGGTCCCAGGCGGCGGAGGAGCCACGTACTATGATGCACCGCCGTCCAAGGAATTCCCAATACTTGTGAGGGGAGGGGAGACAGTACGAACGGAGCGCCAAGAGGCGGACTTGCAACAAGCCCTCTCGGGCTCGGGCGGCGGCCTCACGTTCAACTTTTACGGTCCGGTCTCCTCGCCGGATTGGGTCATTGAGGCCGTCAAGGCCAAGCTCCGGGAAACCGGGCAATCCGCAACGGAACTCTTGAGGGACAACCGGAGCCGCATGGCTTTCTCGTAATGAAACAAACGCCGAGCACAACATACCTCCGCCTTGCCCTTGGGGCGCTCAAGGACGTCCGCATACGCTACTATCTCCGCAAGATTGTTGGCATGGGCGCCGCGATTGGATACGGCGCTTGGCAAGAGATTACGGACCGCGTGGCCGCCATGCCGGAAATCTCAAGCAAAGTGGAGTATGAGCCGGGGACGCTGAGCGTGGACAAGCACGCCTTTGCTCCTCGTGGGATTCAATACATGGAGGCCACGTACCTCAACACCAACACTATTGCACCCAACCGGATACCCGGCTTGACGCTATGGCTCGAGGCGGACAACGTGCAAAACGTTGCGGACGGCGGAGCCGTCTCCGAATGGTTGGACCTCTCGGGGAACGGCAACCACGCCACGCAATCCACTGCGGCCAACAAGCCAACCTACAAGGTTGGCATTGTCAACGGCAAGCCGGTCCTCCGTTTTGACTCCAATGACAACCTCACCCTTGGGGACAAGCTCGGCCTCGAGGGCCGGGCGCCGTTCACGTTCATGGTCTTGGTCAACCCGAGCGCCAACCCAACCAACAACCGGCTCATCCAGAAAAGAAACGAGGCGCCGCCCTATGACGGTTGGCTCCTCTATTGCGCCTACGCCGGGACCTATTTTATCCGCTACCTCAACAACAACGGCTCCGTCTCCCCGGCCGGTCCTCCGCTCATCCCCGGACGTTGGTACCTCCTCACCGTCACCTATGACGGCTCCACAATGCGGCTCTTTTTGAACGGCGCCGAGCAAGGCGCGGGTCTTGCGTCAACCTACTCCATGATTGACAACGCAAGCTCTTGCCGTATAGGGGCCACGGAGGTTGGACCCTCGCCGTTGCAAGGGGACCATGCCGCAATCCTCATGTATAACCGGAGCCTAACGGACGCCGAGCGGGTAGGCTTGGAGTATTTCTACGCGGACAAATATGCGCTATCTCTCACCAAGGGCTTGACGCCGGATATGTTGAGCGGCCTTGGGTTGTGGCTCAAGGCGGATGCCATTGCCGGACTCGCCAACGGGGACCTCGTGAGCTTGTGGCAAGACTCGAGCGGCAACGGATTCAACGGCTCCAACACGGGGAGCAATCGGCCAACCTACGTCACCGATGCAATCAATGGATTGCCGGCCGTCCGTTTTGCGCCGGCCAACAATACGGCGCTCCTCATTGGCGGAGGGCTGAGCATAGGGGACAATTGCACGGTTTTCTTTGTATGCCGCTCCAATTCGGATACCGTCCGCGCCACGCTCCTGGGCCAAGACAACGCGGCCAACGCCGTGCAATTCGAGATAAATGCAAGCCCGGCGCTTTTGGAGGCAATCATACCCGGCGTCTATACGGCGCAAGCCCAAGCGGATACTTGCCAAAAGTGGTTTATCTACGAATATGCACGGAACGGCGCAAGCCCGGCCAACAATGCTTTCTACAAAAATGGCTCTTGGGTCCCTCCGATGCTGACGGCGGCCAACGCCTACTCCGGCCAAGGCCAAAAGGTACTCGGCCGGCGTTTCAATGCGAATCAACATTGGGACGGAGATATTGCGGAGGTCATAATCTACACGCGGACGCTCTCCGAAGCTGAGCGCCAAGGGGTTGAAAAATACCTCAAGGACAAATATGCCATTTCCGTTGCACGGAGCATGGAGCCAAACGCCTTGCCCGGCCTCTCCTTGTGGCTCAAGGCGGATGCAATAACCGGGCTTGCGGACGGCGCCGCCGTGACAACGTGGACGGATAGCTCCCCCTCCGGCTACAACGTCACGCAAGCCAATGCCGCAATGCGGCCTCTTTACAAGACCAACGTGCAAAACGGGCTCCCCGGAGTCCGCTTTGACGGGACGGATGACTACCTCTATGGGGGGGACGTCCTCGAATTCCTGGGCACGGCGCCTTTCACTATCATGGTCATGGCCAAGCTCAACACCGTGGACACGACATATCGGCGCATCTTGGCCAAGGAGAAAATCGCGGCGCCGGTTGAGGGTTGGCACCTCTACTATCAAACGGCCTCAACCCGCTATTTCGAGCGCCAAACGGCCGGAACGCCAACGGGCGCACCGGCCGGCGCCGTGCCGGTCTCCGGCGCCGTCTATTCTCTCGCCGTCACGTTTGACGGCGGCCGCTTGAGATTCTTTCAAAACGGGGCGGAGCAATCCGTGGGCGCCGGCGGCGTGAACGTTATAAACGACACGGCAACCAACCTCACCGTTGGCGCCTCCGATACGGGCGCGTATCCTTTCTCCGGGGACTTATTTGAGGTCATCGTATACAACCGGGTCCTCTCCATGGATGAGCGCCAACAAATTGAGACCTACCTCCAAGACAAGTGGCTCACCAAGCTCACGGCCGCCAAGGGGGAGGACCTCATTGAGATGAAAGTAGAGGCGGAACTCGTAGGCGCCACGGACAAGGTGCCTCTTTTCTCGGGCTTTGTTGACCGCCCAGGCGCGGACGCTGAGGAGCTAACGGACAAGGTTGCGCTCATGGCCTACGCCTTGGAGGACCTCGGCAACCGCATCCCGGCCGAGTTGGTGAGTTGCAAGCCCGTCAAAGTGAACGCGGACGGCGCCGGCAATGACGGGCTCATCCTACCAACCATTTTGGACGCCTACGTGACGGACGCCAATATAAGCGGCTACGTGCTCAAGCCGGGCGTCCATACCCTCACGTATGAATACAACGGAGGCACGAGGAGAGCCAAGCTTGACGCCGGCGCCTGGAAAACGCTGAGCAACGGCAACAACACTATTGGCAACGTGGACAACTCCACGGGCGACACGGAGCGCATTACGCTCTATTGCAACCTCTCCACCATGCCCTCCGGCGCCTCCGCCTACGTGGATGACCTCCTAATAATCAACTACGGCGCCAAGCTCCCTCGCCGTTGGTATAAGGACTCGAGCGTGCGCTCCCTCCTCACCAAGCTCTACCGGCAACTCGGGGCAACGTCTCAAGTCTATGATACCCTCGAATTCTCAACTTATAACGGAGCCAAGCGGGTCTCGTATCTTGACACGCCGCCCGGCAATGACGGAGTTGTGATTGGCGCCAAAGATGCCATTGAGACGGACGGCACGGACCTCTTTATTTCCGTTGACGCCAAGGTATACCGGAGAGAATTCTCAACCGGAGAGTATAAGCTCCTCGCCACAATCCCAACCGGGAGCGTGGAAAAGCTCATGTATAACTCTCGCAACGGGCATCTTTGGATATACGGGAGCGGCAACCTCTATCGGTTGACGCTCTCCAACCTCAACCTCAGCGCCGGCTTGGCCATTGGGCCCACGCATTACTCCGTCCAACTGTATGACTATCAATACACCTCCGGCGCCTACAAGTATGGCGTCCTCTATACTGAGGAAAGTGACGCCACGGACAAGGGCCGTTTCAAGTTTGTAGACGGCTCCGTTGCGGACGGCACGGCGCTCTCCGCAACTCAAATCACGACCGGGACGCTCCTGGGCTACACGACCGGCAACGGCATCCGCAATTATTTCATGTATTTGCGGACGCCTGGGACCACGAGCGGCGCCGTGCGCTTTAGGGTCTACAACAACGCCGGGCTCCACGCCTACCGGGAATATACGGTAAACGCCTCCGGCGTATGGACGGACGGCGGGGAAAAAACCGCCGGTATATACGACTATCGCGTGCAAGCCTACAACCAAGCGGAGGGCGTGGTCTACTATTTCGCCGCCCAGGCGGGGACCGGGGACTTGCTTTTGCAATCGCATACGGACGCATCCACGGGCGCCACAACGGTCTTGGACACAAATGACGCCACGGGGGTTGCCGGGACGGCGTACTATTCTCCAACGGACGCCACAATTTACCTCACAATGGACCTCGTGACGGGCTTGACGGTATACTCCGCCATTGCCAATGTGGCCACGGCCGTCCATGTTGGCATCCTCACGAGACTCAACCAAATGGTCTACGCCAACTCCCGGCTCTACCTCTTGGACCAAAACAACGCCACGAGCTACGTCAACTACGAGGGAGTCAAGCTATACCAATACGGCGTCCAAGTGGTCCCCATGGTGCCAATGGCGGATTTCGAGGGGCTCATGGTCACGCCGGCAATCCGCAAGCTCCTCTCTCCGTGGCAACTCATTGGCAAGGTCTCCGTCAACAAGCAAGTCTACGTATTCCGCCGGGCGGATAGCAACGGGACTCCCGTGACAAGCGGCGCCACGCTGAGCGTGACCATATCGGAGGCGCGGAACGTCCGCAAGGTCCGTGAGTATTCACCCAAGGCCGAGTTGGTCTCAGTCTCCAACGGCTCGGCAACCGTGACTTTCAACGGCGTGGCTTTCAATGTGCCGGTCTTTGCTCCCAAGCGGGTTGTCACTATTGACTCTCCCTACATTCCCACGAGCGCCTTGCAAGACCTTGCATACCAGGCATGGCAATTTTTCAAGGTAGGGCATGACCTCTATGCCGTGGACCTCGGATTGATACCCTACTTTCACTATGAGCTTTTTGACAAGCTGAGCGCCAACATTGTGGGCACCCAAATTCCCATGACACTCTCCGGGCCCATTTATGGCGTATCCTACTCATCCACCGGCAACATGAAAGTGGAGGTTTTGATATAATGGGCAACGTCAAGCTATTTTCCGCAGACCTCAACGCCATGACGCCAACCGCGTCCGTGGGTAGTGACCCGCTCTATCCTCTCTCCAACCTCCTTGACTACAACCCAAGCAAGCTATGGAAACCGGCAACCGCCACGGACGGGGCCTACCTAAGCTTTGCCGTGCCGGCGTGGTTTGGCATGGCGCAAAAAAATATGTTGGCTTTGCATAGGCACAACCTCATTGACGTTGTGGACAACGGCGGCCGCGTCCTCTTTCAACGCTCCACAACGGCGGACTTTGCCGTGGCAACCACGCTCTTTGACAGTAATGCAAGCGGCTATCCGCCGGACCCGTGGATTTTCAGCTTTGCCGATACGTCCAACCAATACTTTCGTCTCCTATTCCAAACGCTCAACGGGACTATCCCATACGTGGGCCTTGCCATGATTGGGCGAGATACGGACCTGGGCACGCCGTACTCATTGCCCTACAAGTCCGTTGGCAAGAGATTCAAGACCATTGAGACGGAGGCATTGGACGGGACGCTCCGCAAGTCTCAACTCACGGACGGCCGCCGCCGTCTCTCGTTTGGTTTCAAGGGCGGCAACGCTCTCTCCGAGCTTAGCAAGACCGGCCTCCAATTCTTTTTCGGCACGGTTGTCCGTGGGGACCTCCGGCCGCTATTCCTTACGGACACGGATACGGCCGTCTATTACGTCTATTTTGAGAATACGGAGGACCCCATAGAGGTGATAGGCTACCACCTCAACCAAGTAGCAACCCTCAATTTCAAGTTTTTTGAGATAGGATAGACATGAGCCTTGTAGACCCATTCCGCAACTTTGGCCGGGTTGCCGTCTCCGGCGGGTATGACCACCTCGCAACCGCAATCTCTCTCGTGCCGGGCGAGGTTGCCAAGCTCCCCTCCGTGGCAAGTGAGGGAGCTTTCACGCTCCTTTTTTGGAACGTCACGGACTACCCGGACCCCGTGGATGACCCCAACAAGGAATTGGTCCGGGTCACGGGGATTTCCGGCAACGTGCTCACCGTCCAACGGGCCCAGGAGGGCACGACCGCAACCGTGAAAAACCTCGCCGGGAAAGAGTATCGCATGGCGCAAGTCCTCACGGCGGACCAACTCACGAGGCTCAAGAAGATTGTGGAGGGCTCATACGTAGAGGCCGTCCTCGTGGGAGTTGACCCCGGAGGGCAAGGGTCCTATACGAGAGTCTCCATTGCGGGGCTCAGCGCAACCGGCCGCGTCCTCCCGGCCTGGGGTCTCAATGACCAAGCGGACCCCTCGGCCAATTACTCGCCGCCGCTCGGGGCCCTCTTTATTTCTGAGGTTGGCAACGGCTACGTGGACGTCCGTAGCAACACGGAGGAGAGCGTAGACCGCCGCATTGTCCTCCACGTTTACAAATGGGCATAAATCAAAAAGGACCAAAGAACATGAACGCCGCAACCCGCGCACTCTTGGCCGCCTTGCTTCTTGTGGCAACGGCCGCCGGCCACGCTCAACCGGGGCCCAAGGTCAACCAATACTCCGTCTACTCCAACCTCGGCGGCACGCCTACCCGCTACGGTTGGGCGGCACGCTCTCCGCTTTGCACGTTGCCGCTCTCGTGGAGTATCTCAACCGGCGCTTGGTCCATTGGCGGCCTCTCGAGCCTCGGCTCCGCCAATTACGTGGTAGGCGTCAACGCGGCCGGGACGGCGTGGGAATATAAGGCCCTCACGGCCGGCACCAACGTCACGCTCTCCCACGCTCCTGGGGCCATAACTATCTCCGTCACGAGCGCAAGCCCAACCGGCGCGGCCGGCGGAGTCCTCTCCGGGACGTTCCCCAACCCAACTCTCGCCGCCAACGTGGCGGACTCCGCGACCGTCAAGGACTCCTCCCTCACGAGCAAGGACGTCAAGGCCGGCAACCTCCTCCGTAGGCTCAACGGTTTGACGGACAACGTGACGCTCGTGGGCGCCGGCGGCGCCTCTATCTCTACCAACGGCCGGGACACCGTGACGCTCACGGCCGGCGGCGGAGGCGGCGGGTCCATTTCCGCCATACAGTCCGGCGGGAGCATCACCGTCACCAACCCAACGGGAGCGACCACGACCCTTGACGTTGCCACGGCCGGCGTGGACTCCAACAAGCTTGCAACCAACTCCGTCCCAGGCTCGAAGATACCGGACGGGGCGCTCACCTCGAGCAAAGCGGCCTCCTCATTCAAGGCGCCTTATGCACGCAACGCGGACTCCGCCGCCACGCCATACGGGCCGGCCGGCGGGGACCTTGCCGGGAACTACCCCAACCCTACGATTGGCACCGGGAAAGTGACAAGCAACGCCGTATTGGACGGCACCTTACAAGGCGCGGATATGGCAAGCTCCTCCGTGGGGACAACTCAGTTGGCGGACCTCGGCGTGACGCAACCCAAGCTTGCAACGGCGGCCGTCAACTCCTCCAAGGTTGAGGACGGCACGCTCCTCCGGCAAGACCTATCCCCAACGCTCAAGGCGCCTTTTGCGGACTCCTCGGACTATTCCACAATCTCCAAGAGCCTTGAGCTTTATTTCTCCGGGATGCTGAGAGGGGACACCTTGGACATTGTGGACAATCGCATTGCGCCCTCGTGGATTTTCGGCGCTCCCGTTTATCAAACGAGCAAGACCGTCATTGGTACGCCATACGTCTCCTCAGTCCAAGCCGGCAAGCTCAAAATCCGGTCCAATGCGGACGGAGAGCAAGATAGTCTCTTGGTTGTCATTCCACTAATATGGAGGCCGTAGCATGAAAAAGCTTTTTGCCGTTGCAATCCTCATCCTCATCTTTGCCGCCGGCCTCGAGGCCCAGGCGCCCAAAACGTTCTCCGGCACGGAGGGGCAAGGCGTGACCACGTTGACGTCTCCGCCGGATAGTTTCGTGGCCGTCACCGGCAACCCCGGAGAGTTTAAGGTGACGCTCATTGGCGGCAACGGCGTGGCGCAACCCGTCAACGTATCCGGCACCGGCAAGCTCGTGCTCAATGCCTGGAATAAGCTTTGGAGCGCGGATACGCTGAGGGTCAAGTATCGCATTGCCCGAAAGCCAACCGCGTACCCTACCTCCTGGGACGGTCTCATAATCCTTGCCAATTCCAAGGATACCTCCGCCACGGGAGTCTTTTGCGCCGTCACGGCAACCTCTTGGAACGTCAATTGGATTGACTTTTGCGTGGGGCGCTACACGGGGACGGCCACGCCGTTTGAGTTTCCCAACGCGGCGGCCGGCGCTCAATTCACGCCTTGGGCCGTCAATGACACGGTTGAGCTTTGGAAAATGGGGGATTCCATTGAGGGACGCTACAACGGCGTCAAAAAAATGGGTTGGCGTGACTCCCGCTACGCCTCGAGCCTTGCCGGCGGCGCCTACGTATGGATTGGCGCACGGACGCAATCCACCTCCTTTGCTTTCGATGACCTCACTATAAGCCGGCCGGGCTCTCAGGCTCCGCCGCCGTCCGTCCGCGACCTCTACGGACCCAAGGGGGCGGTCTCCTCCTCGCCAACCGGGTCCGACACCGGCAAAACGTTCACTTTCAACTTGAGCGCAACGGACTCCTTTGGCTTTCGCAAGGCGTGGCTCTACCTTGACTCCACGGGGAGCCGCTCCAATTTCATGCTCTTGGACTCTACAAGCATCCAGGCCGGCGGCGTCAAGACCTACGGGGCGGCGTTTGCTCGTGCCATTAAATTCTTGACGGCCGGCAATAAGTATATCTATGCCAAGCTCCAAGATGACACGCTCAATGTATCGTATACGGATACCGTCCAAATTGCCGTCACCAACGCCACGGCCGTCACCGGGCTCTATGTTTCGGCCTATTACCCGGTATGGGGCATTTGCCAAATGGCGCCAAGCCTCGTGGATTTCTCCTATATCAATGACGTCATCTACTTTGCGGCGGCCGTGGACACGAGCACGGCGCCCTATTTTGGTCTCGTGACCCGTCCCAATGACTCTCTCTACATGGTTTGGGGAGGGGGGACCTCGAATTGCGGGAGCCTTGCCTACCCGGCCACGCCGAGCAATCCGCCGCTCAAACAACTCATTGACGCCGTGCACGCCGCCGGAAATAAATTTACCCTATGCGTGGGCGGCATCTATGGCGCGGACGCCGGGCGCATGAACTACCTTTTTGCGGACTCAGCTAAGACAGAGGCTTGGGCCGGCTCCGTGGCGGCGTTTTGCGCCCGTTGGAACATTGACGGCGCCAACGTGGACCTCGAGCACCCCACGAACGGGCCCAACTATATGAGAGGCTTGCGTATCCTCCGCCGCCGGCTCAACGCCGTCATCCCCAATGCCCGGCTCACAATCGCAATGGGCGCTTGGAATGATGCAAGCGCCTACCGTCCCTACGGGAGCTATGACTTGCTCAACTCCTACATTGACAACGCTCAAATGATGACATACGACTTTATGAGCGGGTCAACGGCGTGGCTCAACTCTCCCTTGCATGACGCTCCCAATGAATACCCGGCAACGCTCAACTATTGGAGCCTCGAGAATCACAACCCAACCGGGAACGTCAAGACCGGCGGGGGAGGGGGACAATACGGTTGGATTCATGACGGATTCCCGGCCGCCAAGATGAGTCTTGGTATACCGTTCTATTCCTGGGTTGCCGGCGGCGGCACGGACCTCCCGAAAAAGCCGGGGGACCTCAGGACGGGCAATATTTTCACCTATGGCACCTATGCGGAGGTCTTGACGCAACTTGCGGCGCATCCTGAGGGCTACCATTGGGTCCAAGAGGCCGGCGTGCCTTTTTTGCAGTATCAAGGGACCTATCCGCGCCTCGGCGGCTCCGCCGTCTCGCAATACTATATTTCCTATGATGACCCGCAAAGCATCCCGCTCAAGGTGAAATGGGCGGCGGACTCGGCCATTGGCGGCGTTTTCATCTACAACCTCTATGACGGTTGGGTAAACTCGGCGCCGGCCGGGCAAAAGCAACCCCTCTCGGATGCCGTCAAGGCGGCCGTGGGCGGCGGCATTGTGCCCGTCATTCCAGGGACGGCCGTGCTCCTCTCTCCAAGCGGCACCGGCATTGACCGCCTGAGCCGGACTTACAAATGGCGCAAGGCAACCAACGCCGTGAGCTATACGCTCGAGGTCTCAAGCTCCTCCGCTTTCTCGGCCGGCACCGTCACGGTCTTTGGAGCGACAACGGACACGAGCCTCATTGACAATGCCAACCCCTTGGGCTACGGGCAAGTCCGCTATTGGCGGGTCACGAGCACGAGCACGACCGGCCACGCAAGCATCTCAAGCGCCTCAAGTTTCACGACCGCCAACTTGACGCTGAGCACGCCGCTCCCCCCAACGTTGCTCAAGCCCACGGCCAACGCTACCGGGGCCAATACCACGGATTCCCTCAAGTGGTCCAAGGTAGACTCGGCCGCAAGCTACACCTTGCAAGTCCGCATTGGGGACTCCACGACCGGAGCCCAATGGACCTACACGCCGGCAATCTTGGACACGGTATATCTATACTCAAATCTCTCCAATAGCACGGTCTACTATTGGAGGGTCTCGGCGGAAAATGCCAACGGCTCGAGCGGGTACACGGCTTTCCGTAAATTCACGACCAAGGCAATTGCCCAGGATACGACCATAAGAGCCAAGGGCACTCGCAATGAATTCCGCGCCATGGCGGCGGCGGCGCCGGATTTCCGCACGAGCACGGCGCTCCGGTCCCAACTCACGCTCCGGGAGCTTAGCTCACCGGACCAATTGGTTGCACCGTTCACGCCTGGGACGTACAACTTTGGGCTCGTGGGCTCAACGTTCTACAAGCGCGGCTATGACTCCAATGCCGTTGCCATTGGGAGCCTGGGCGGACCGCCGGCGCTTGTCACGGGAGTCAACGCTCCCTTGAGCGTCACCAACGGCTTGCTGAGCATTGACCAAGCGCCCATGAAAGAAATCATTGCCGCCGGCGCCAACGTCACCGTGACAAAAACAACGGCCGTCAATGGCCAAGATACCTACACGCTCGGGACCACCGGAGCCGCCACGACCCTTGGCGGGAAATCATTGGGGCAAGTGGTAGACTCGGCAAGGGTTGGCATGAACTCAGGGGGGCCGCCGTCATTGTCAACGTGGTCCGGTTTCCATGATGACCTCATACATCATATCGGCGCAATCAACGGGACCACCTCCACGGATGCCGGTCTCTTGGGCGGCATGAGTTGGAACGTGCAAGCCGTGGGGAGCGGAGCGGCCGGGACTTATGGGCAATGGGGCAACCCGGACTTTGGCCTTGCGGATACCAACCGCTTTGGCTACCTCTACGTCCTCTCAGACTCCAACAACATGGCGGACCGAACCAAGGCCAAGGGGCTCACCTATCGCATCTCCTCCAACACGGGCCAAGGCGCAAGTCCTACCCGAGATTTTGGGAGCGCCTTGCCGGTTGGTTGGACGTTCCGGGTTGGGATGCTCACGCCGTCCACGTTGGACTCTCTCGTGAGTATTGCCGGCATTTCTCAAGGTGACGTCAATGGCTCCAACCGTGGCGTGGCCACGCCGGACACCAACGTTGTCCAAATTATGCTTGAATGGGGGAACAAGGCCGCAACCGGCGCGGATTCAATCTACGCCGTGACTTGTGACGGAACCAACAAGACTCGCCAAGGTATTTGTATCCAGGCGGCAAGCACTTGGTACCGGGCGGAGTTTACAGTCTCGAGGACCTCCGTGACGTTTAACGTCTACACAATCTCCGGCAACGTGGCCACGTTGGCCGGCACTAAGACCCTCACCACCAACCTCCCCGCTATCTCCGCCGGAGCGGAGCCGGTTTTCGGGACGCTGACCTATTCGGCGGACCATTATAGCAAGGTTACGGTATGGGATTACGTGGAATACTATGGCGCCGTTGTACGGTAACGGCGCCCACGCCAACCACAACCACAACCGAAAGACTCCAATGCCCAAGCTCTCGGACCACCTCAGCAACCTCCCTCCGCATCTCAAGATTGCGGCGCTTGCCATGCTCCTCTTGCCTATCTCCCTCAACTCATTGGGGGACCTCTTGACAACCGTGACACGGATGACGGGGAGCGCCAAGGAGCCCGGCGCTCAGTCCACGGAGGTTGTCATGGTTGACCGCGCCACGCTCAACAAGCTCTCCGAACTCATGACCGCGCAAACGGAGGTCTTGCAAGAGATAGCCAGGAATACCAAGGAGACCAAGAACATGGTCCGGGACGCCGTGGAGGAGCAAGTGACGCGGGAGCGCTTCTCGGATTTCGAGGACAAAATGCGGAGGGCGCACTCCAAATGATGCCCGGCCAACATAGCATTGGGAGCGCCTACGTATGCTCCACAACTGTCTCCAATAGCTTGGGGATATGGGCCAACGTCTACTCCACGACCGTCCGGCTTATATCATTCATAACTCTTGCCAAGACATTCCCTTGGAGGAAAAGCAAATGAGCGCCAACACGGTCCGCGCCGGCTCAATCTTGCCACTTTACACAACGGTCCGCAATGAGAGCCGCGACATTGTGAACATATCCGCCGCCACGGCGCTCACGTTTTACCTCCGCAAGCCCAATGGCAAAAGGCTCACCTTGACGCCGGCGCTCAGGGGGGACGGAACGGACGGAGAGCTCGAATACATCACGGACGCGGATACGTTGGACGTCCCCGGCGTCTACTATTTCCAAGCGGCCGTCACGTTGGGCGGCATTGTCTACCTCTCGGATACAAGTAGCTTTTTGGTCTCTCCGAGAATATAATCAACCGAACAACTCACCAACCAAAGAGGTCTCTATGATTCAGGTACGTAACCTCACGGAGCGCGGCCGCTACCTCGTGGCCCTCCTCCTCATGCTCTTGGTTGCCGTGGCGTTTGCCATGGCGCAACCGGAGACGCCGCCGGCCACGGAGCCGGTCCTCCCGTTTTTCCCTCCCGTCATCTACTTTGGGGTCCTCGCCCTCGGGATGCTCGGCCATTGGGCCAAGGGATTCACGAGAGGCTCCATTGCGGAGGGGCTCGGCGCCTATCTCCTCACCAACATGGGCCAAACGGTCTCGGCCATTGTGGCCAATATCGGGGCGCTCATGTTGCTTTGGAAAACCTCGCCAACGGATATGTGGCCGGTCTCAGGCTTTGCCGTTTGGACGGTTTTTATGACGGCCTACGTTGGCAACTCGGCACTCAACGGCACCGGGTCTTTCGTGACCCGCGCCGCTAAGCCGCCAAGCGGCGGCTGAGTCCATGGCTCCCGTGGCGCCTCCCCACGGACCATGGCAAGGGCTCCGGTTGCACGCCTCCGGCGCCGGAGCCCACTTTTTTTGACCCTCTCACAAGCGCAAAAGGAACGCCATGCAATACGCTCAATTGATACGTTTCAAGTCCTCGGCCGTGGATACCCTGGGCTTGCTTTGCCTCAATGGCAAGTTTCTATGTTTCACCTTGGAGGATGAATACCGGGACGTCAAGCTCAAGGGGGAGACCCGGATACCGGCGGGGGACTATCCGGTTGGCTTTCACAAGTCTCCGAAATTCACACCGCGATATGGCCACGACTTGCTCCACGTTCAAAACGTGCCCGGCTTTGATTTCATTTTGTTGCATCCAGGCAACCGGGAGACGGAAACGGACGGTTGCATTTTAGTGGCGGACACCGCCCACGCAATATGGGACGGCGGAGCGTCCGAGCTTCTCAACTCAAAGCTTGCCTATGACCGCATCTACCCGCTCCTCGCCGCTCCGATACTGAGCGGGGAGGGCCTAACGTTGTCCGTTATTGACTCACTTTTTTAGGAGGTTTGTATGGATTCACTCAAAGGATATGCCGCCCTTGGCCTCGTGGTCATCCTTGTCATGGCCGCCTTGATTGCCGGGGGATTCTTTTGGGGACGCTCCACCGTGCATGAGGAGGCCACGACCGTCCCCGCAACCATTGACGTAGGGCCCGTCATTTCAAAGCCCGTGGAGGGCACCGTGGACTCCGTGACCTATTCCCAGGCGCTTGAGCGCATCCGCGTCTTGGAGCGCCTCGCCGGCCGGCCGTGGCCGGCGCCGGATACGGTCTACATTTCGCCGGAGGCGGGGGAGCCGCCGGTCTATCATTGGAGAGGCACCGATACGTCCACCGTGACCGTGGCGGCGACACTCCACCAAGGGGAGGACACGCTCAGCGCGGAGACGCGGACCCAAGTGACCCTTGACGCTGAGCTATACGGTCCGCCTGTCAACCGCTTTTATATACGGAGCTTGGCGCTCCGGCCGTTTGGCCTCGCAATCCCCGTCAAGGAAAAGGTCCGGGATGAGTTGCCGCTTGCCTCCTGGAATACCTTTTTTTCTCTTGACGTTTTGGGAGGATATGGCACCAACATTGGAGTTGGTGCCTACGCTCATATCGGTTGGCTCGGCGCCGGCGTCATCATGCCGTTGACGGACCCCAAAGAGGGCAACCGCTCTCCGTTCTATTTCGCCGGCGCCCGGCTCGTAGGAATTCCGCACTAACCTCCCACCGAACCATCCCGCAAGTAAATCCCTCCGCCAATGTTCTCCAAGGCGTCCGGCCGGTCCCCGGATGCCTTGGGTTTTTTATAGCCGGAGCCGTGGACGGCTCAAAGCTTGCCGAGCGGACGGATATGCACCGTGCCGTCCACGGCGCTCCCACAATGTTTGCACTTGAGCGCCTCCGCTTTGATAGTCTCAGCACACGCCGGGCAACGCTTGAGGGCGCCGGCGGCAATGGAGCGCTCCAAGAGCTTTGCATCGTTCTTTTTGGTGAGAGCAATAAATATCACAGCCGGCACAATGAACGTGACAAAGCTGAGCACAAAGCCAACGGCAAAACTATTCCCGCGCAATCTATTCCAATGACCAACGGCGGCGCAAATGCCGACATAGAAAGCCAATGACATGAGAGTAGAGGGTTGCATGGATGACCTCCTTGTGATTAACTTGCCCAACGCTCCGCTTGGCGTTTGCTTATTAGCTCAGAGACCTCCAAATAGAAAGCCGCAAAATGGTCTCTAAGCAATTGGACCTCGATAACGGAGAGGAGGGGATACGCTTTACATATTTGCCAATTGTTTGACCGCTCATTGGCCAAGAGACCAAGGAGCCTCACCAACTCCGTGCCTGGGAGCCTCGAGAGCTTAGCGACTATGCGGCTCAAAGGGGAGGACATTGGACCGGCCGCGCCGTAAATTGTTGACCGTTACGCTTTCCGCCTCGAGCGACTCACGGGCGGCGGAGAGGCGTAGCTCGTAATCCTCCAAGGTTTCCCTCTTGGCCACAATCACAACGTCCACGAGAGACCGGGCAAGCTCCCAGGCCAATTTCCTCACCGGGAGCCCTTGCTTGTTCAAAATACCCCAACGCAAGGCAAGTCTGTCATACGTCATTTCGCCCGTATAGATAGCTTGGACGTCCTCTATGAACTCCTCCAAGTTACCGTTGACAATTCTTGCCTTGTAACGGTCCAAAGCGGTATACTTGTGCATCTTGCCCCTCCTCAGGCAACCGCAAGCACTTTCCGTATTGCCTCCGCCTATAAGCCGCTTTATCCCTCAAAAAGAGAGATGCTCAAAAGATAAGGACTTGAACCGGCCGGCGCCATGACGGAAAGCACGAAAAAAAAACCCGTTACCTCTTGACAATGAGGAGGACTTTTTGTAGGTTTACGGCGTAGAGTTTCCCGACATAGTGAAAAGCATATATTTCCGATAATATATGCTATTTTGCTAAAACCGTAACCCATGTTGCGGTTGGGTAGTAACAGGATACCCCGAGAGACTCTCCTAAAAGAGTCTTTTTCCATTTTAGGGGACTTGTTACCATGCCTCGAGAGATTGAAAGCGGACCGGTTGCTTGCTCCGTCACGCCCATTGTCGGAAACTCTACAAGCTCCCCTCAAGGGGTAGGACTTGCAACCGGTTTCTTTTTTAGCCCAACCCATATAGCGCTCCTCCTCCCTCGCAATATCCAAATCCGTGCCCTCCTGGGCAATACCGGAAACACGGTATATTGCTCCCCCCTCTATCCGTTGTACGTGCTCCTCGAGGGAGGGAAATAGCCATGACCGTGGAGCAAGTCATAGAGCATGGTTGCCGCACCGGCCTCTCCATTGAGGCAATGCGTCAAGAGTTTGGGAGGATATACAGGGAGCGCCGGCGTGCCTACTCCAAGCTCCGCAACGCTCAATTGCGCGGCTTGGTTGCTGAGGCCCGAGAAAGCCTCAAATCCATTGAGCGCCTCCTTGCAAGGCCCAGGAGGTCCGCAAATATCGGACCCCTCCCCTCCGTGCCGGTTGCCGCCGGCCAAAGCTACCTTTTTGCGCCTACTCTTGCCACGTTGACGCTCTCCAAGGTCACGGCCTCGAGAGTATCATGGCCCAACCCCATACCCAATGACCGCTCCGCCTCCACCGGCCGCAACCGTCAAGGCTTTGTCACTATCGCCCTCAAGGAATTCCACGAGGGAATTGCGGACGGGACCTACGTGCTCCACGAGGGAGGACAAAAGTGACTTGGTTTGAGCTACGGCATCCACAAGAGCCCACGGAGGGCGCCGGGTACGCCGTCACCTATTTGTTGGCGGAGTCATCGGAGGAGGTCCGGGAATTCATTGAGGAGACTTGGGACGGCAACCTTTGGGCCCTCGTGACGGTCCGGCCGCTATCGGCCAAGGAATACGCCTCAATGCTGAGCGTCTACCTCCAAGACAATCCAGAGAGCCAAGAGGTCAATCTCAATATCATAGCCAAGGGGAAAACGTCATGATGTACCTCTACACGGTCCACTTTCAGCACGAGAAAATCGAAATCTTGGCAACCCTCCCGAGCCGCGCCATTGCGCTTGCCGTGGCCCGTATCCAAGACCTCCGAGCGGAGGACCATGATGACCAGGACGGAGCGTACATACGGACGCCGGACGCCGTGGTTGAGGCCGGAGTCAAGAAAGTGGAGCGGGGCCCGGCCATTGACGGCGTGGAGCGGGAAGAGGAGGCCCAAAAGCTCTACTATCAACTCGCCCTTGAGTTTGAGGAGACCAAGCCGTGACCGTCTACCCGTTGCGAACCTTGGCGGACGTCATCTACTTTCAACTCTACCGGAGCAACCTACCGGGGACCGCCACGCCGGGCCGGCTTGACTCCGTTGAGCTTTGGCAAGTGGCCCTTGCCGCCGGGAGCCTCGTGGAACCTCCGCTCCCAACCAATTCAAAGCGGCCGGACTCAAGCCTCTATGAGATGAGGGCGGACGCCCGAGTAATCCGCAACGCTATCCTGGGCGCCGTGGAGCACCTCGAGGGGTTGGGAGTCATAAGCGCCCATTACAATGAATTCATGGGGGGCAAATACCTTGGCGGAGTTGAGTTGACTCACTTTGGCGCTCGAGAGGCCGCCGGATATGTATGGAGCAACCAAGCCGTTGCCGGCCATTATGAGCACCGCAAGAGCAAGCCCACGCATGAGCCCAGGAGCGAGGCAAGCCCTCCGCCGATTGGCCGGCGCGGCGCGCAAGACTTTCCAACCACCTATTGAGAGAGGACGTTGACCATGGACGGAGAAATGAGACCCGGAGAGACCTACCAAGTCTACAAGCGCCACCGGCGCGGGGAGCGGCTCATAGTGGTTGCGGCCGTTTTCCTTTTCGGACTCGTTTGGGGCTATATGATTGTCCCAAGTATCGCCGCCGGATGCCGGGCCGAGCGCCACGTAGAGGCGCACGGAGCGCCGAGACCATGACCGGCACCTCGGGCGCGGACCTTGCCGCCGCGATACTTGCGGAAATCCGGGAGCACAAGAAGGGGAGCCCAACTCGGCCGTTGTGGGTTGGCTTGTGCCCAAGGCTATCTTGGTCCGCATTTACATTGGCGGGGAGCACTTGGACAATGACCGCTTTGCCATTGACGTTGAGAAATGGCTTGGGCGGCCAATTGTCACGTTGAAAGCGGATAAATATAGTGACCATTTCCAAGTCATCGAAAAGGAGCGGTATATAAATGGACCCGGAGGAGCCAAATGCACGGTAGAACTCAAGAAGCGGGTCCGGTTGAAATTCCAAGAGGTTGATGACGTCCAATATCTTGGGTATACACTCGAGGAGCAAGACAGGGCCGAGCGCTTTTGCAAGTCATTCCCGGAGGTCTCGGCTCGTTTCCCTCTCATTGAGCGCGGACTCACCAAGGCGGATTGCGTAGGGCTAATTGAGCGCAATGGCATTGAACTCCCGGCCATGTATAGGCTTGGGTACAACAACAACAATTGTATTGGTTGCGTCAAGGGCGGAGCCGGGTATTGGAACAAAATACGCTTGGACTTTCCTGAGGCTTTTCAACGCATGGCCAAATTGGAGCGGCTCCTTGGGCGCTCTTGTATCAATGGACGCTTTCTTGACGAACTTGACACGAACGTGGGGACGCATAAAGACTTGGCAATTGGTTGCGATTTTGTATACCAAGCCTTTGACCCACAATTGGGAAACGAATTGAAAGCCGGAGAGGAGCATGGGCCACAAAATTCTTGAGTCTATCATTGCCAAGATGGACACGGCAACAAAGGAGGCTTGGCGCCTCCGCGTCAATCGGCCGAATACGATTTTTATTGCCTACGGGCTCTACGAGCGTCTCGTGGATGAGTTTAATAGGCACTATGTAACGGGGAACACGCGGCAATATGTTTGCAACATTGCCGGCGCGGAGGTTGTGGCCTCGGATATTGTCACGGATGAGGCCGGCGTGGTCCATGATGACATATATGAGCTTTGCCACTTGCCTGACTTCCAACGCCTTGCCGAAAGCCGGCCTTTTAATGACCCACGCCACGAGGCCCGAGCATGAGCACCGCAAGAGATACCAAGCCACGCCCAGGCGTGACCCCGGAGGAGCTTGCTGAGCATCTCCTCAAGATGCTGAAAGCTCAGTATGAGCGGGGGACAATAACGGAGCGCCGCCCAATACCCCTCTCCGAGATTCTCAACTTGTGGAACGGAGCGCCCGGCAACCGTTTCCGGCGGATTGATACGCGGATATTCATGGAGGCCCATACCGTCCTCCACGACCGGGGGACGCCAATTGGCGGCAATTGCGCCACGGGATACTATTACAAGGACCCAACCAAGGAGTTGGGCTACTGAGCCGCAACTATACTCACCAAGGACACAAGCAAAAGGAGACAACCATGGGCAAGAGCGTCTCTCAGAACTACCCCAACGGCGTCCGCCGCCAACTCGCCAACGGCGCTATCCTCGCACCTAAGGTCCTCCGCCGGCGCCGTCTCAACCCCGGCCGGACAATGGATATGTGCACGGACCAAGAGCTTTTCAAGTTTTCCAACGTGGTCCGTGAGCATCCCTCGGAGAGCGGCCAATACCGGAGGGCATGACAATGGCGTGGACACAATCAAGACCGGGCGCGGCGCAAGTTTGGCTCTTGCCAACGGCGCTCATCCAGGACCGCCGGCGGAGTTGGGAGCCTCGCATCCGCCGGACCACGGACACGGACCTTGCCATTGCGCTCTCTCGGCGCGGCTTGACGTTTCCCATTGTGGTTCGGCGCAACACGCCGGAGGAAAAAGCGGAGAGCGGAGGATACGCCTACACCGTAGTCATAGGCCAACGCCGTCTCCGTGCGGCTCGTAGCTCCAAGCTCGGCCATGTCCGGGCAATCTTTAGGGAATACGCCACGGAGGTTGAGGCGTACCAGGCGTCGATTGTGGACAACTTGGCCGAGCGGAACCACTTGCACCCTCTTGACTACTCGGCGGCGCTTACGGAGCTTTGGAGCGTGGGCGCCTCCGTGGATTTCGTCAAGCTCAAGTTGGAATTGACGGACCGCCGTTTGAGTCATCACCTCCGCCTTGCCAACTTGCATCCCGGCCTCCGTGACCTATTCTACGAGGGCAAAATATCAAATTCCGTGGCGTACACGCTCCTCGAGTTGACCCAGGACGTCCAAGGCGACTATGCGAGGGCGATACGCAACAAGGGTCACGAGGTCACGGACCCAAAAAAACTCCGCACGGTTTTCCGCCAAGTATGGCGCTCAAGGATTGAGCCCAAGCTCTTGAGGCAAGGGAGGATTGCATGAGCCGGCCGCATCCCTCTCTTGTCCGCTATATCCTCGAGAAGAAAATACAGGACCAAGCCGGGAAATGCTTTGGGCCCAGGCTCGGCCTGGATAACCCGAAATGCGCCGGAGACCTCGGCCGCCCGGTCTTGGACCATTGGGACAACAACCCAAACAACAATGACCCGGCCAACCTCGTGGCGCTTTGCCGCTCGTGCAACACCAAGAAAAACCCGCGAGGACGGGGCAAAAAAGGCACCTACGGGGAGGCAAAAATGCGTTCTATATGTGAGAGAGATACGGAGGGGGGAAAAGTGGCCGGGGGAGAGCGGAAACGCAAGATTTCAGGCTTGGACGTAGAGAAAAACGAGCGTCTTTTGGTATGTTCTCCCGAGATGAAGAAAAACCAAGAGGCGGAGCCGGCTTTCCGCCGTTGGGTCCGCCGCATCTTGAGACGGCACGGGACCCTCTCGGCCTCGGACGTCCGTAATGGCGGCGCGGAGAAAGTAGGCATTGACCCGGCCAACACGGCTCGGCGCTATCTTGACAAGCTTTGCAGTATTGAGGGCCGCTTTGAATACTACCGGCATGAGAGCGGGGAGATTTATGTACGGGCCAAGCGGACGGCTCGGGCTCTCCTCGAGGAGCAAGCCGAGAATTGGAGGAGAGCGTGACTGTCCAACGGCAAGGCATCCCGGTCTTGACGCTTTGGCAACCGTGGGCCTCTTGGATTGCCTGGGGTTGGAAAACGATTGAAACCCGGACCCATGACCGGCTCCGCTCCCTCGAGGGCAAGCGCTTGCTCATCCACGCCGGCCAAGCTTGGGACGCTCAGGCGTGGCGCTCGGCCGTGGAGTATCTACCAACGGAGGCTTTCACCGGCGGCAAGGGATTCTATGAGCGGGGGAGGATTCTTTGCGCCGTAACCGTCCAAGAGGTCCGCTTGCTCAAGCCTGAGGACTCGGCCGCCGCTTTGATTGATTGCGGCGCCGTCCAACGCCACGGTCTCATCCTCACGGACCTCAAGCTTGTCACGCCGGTCCCCGCAAAGGGGAGGCAAGGGATATGGTACTACAACGGAGAGGTTGAGATATGAGCGACACGAACAAACGAGAGGCCCAAGAGGTCACGCATAAGGAGGCGGCCGTTGAGGTGCAAGGCGCTCCCGTGCTCGAGACACGCAACCAACCGGCGGACGCCGGCACGCCTGAGGGCATGGTCCGAGTAGACGGCAAGCTTTTCCCACGTTGGCGGGTAGGCTTTGGCTTGGTGCAATCAAAAGATTTTCCTGAGTTTCTCATGGATGCCAACGGCCGTATCTACGAGAGGCTCCGCAACGGGCAATTGGTCCGGCGGACGTACAAGAAAAACGAGAGGAGGACAAAATGACAATCCGGGAGAGAGAGATATACGCCATGGCGGAGGCGCTCTACGAGATGCAACGGACGCTTTGGGTTGCTCGAGGCATGGGGCTCGGGGAGCCGTTTGATTGCCTCGAGGCCGGCAAGATTGAAGATTGGAAACTGAAAGCCAACCGCCTCATGGAGCGCTTTGTCATCTTGGACCGGGAGGCGCTTGTCATGTATCACTCCCGGACGCTTGAGGGCACGAGCGCGGAGATTGCTATTGCGGAGGAGGTTGACCGCTTGGCCAAGGAGAGCACGGCGCCGGACCGGGAGACGCCCAATTGGATGAGGGCGGACATACGGCGCGGCATTGTTGCCGGGTTGAGGCTCTCGGCAATCTTCAAGGAGGAAAAGCCGGGCCGCTATCCTGAGGCGGAGACCGGGGACGGACTCGTGGAGAGGCTTTGCGAGATATGGAACGAGAACGTAAAGCGGGGGCACGGAGAAATCACCGCCTTGCGGGAGGCTTATGAACTCGGGCGCATCCGCGCAAGCAAGGAGGGCAAGCCGTGAGCAACTCCCAGGCGCGGACCCAACAACCGGACACGCTCGGCCGTGCATTGCACGAGGCGGACAACCAAGGGCCGTGGGCGGCGGCAATCCTTTGCACGTTGACCATGGCCCTCCTCCTCCTCCTTGCCGTGCGGCTCATCCGTATCCTCACCGGAACGGCCAACCCTCCCCGCTAACCTATGGCCACGCAACTCACTTGGCCCGGATTGCAAGGGCACCCCTTACAGAACTCCGGGCAAGCGGACTCGGGCACCGTCCGCCGCACAACCGCAAGGCTTATGCAATACGCAACTCCTTGCTATTGCACCGATGCACAAGGGCAAGGCACCCTCCGCTTGGCCATGCGTGGCTCAGCTTATTATATGCCGCCGCTCTCGGAGCGTGGGAGGGCACGGGCACAATATAGCGCGGCGCGAAAAATCCAAACGCAAGTCAACAATTGCAACGTCTCACGGCTCTCAAAAAAAATGCGGGACCCCTCCCGGCTTGCGGGTCCTCCCGGACGCCTCCAATGCGGGTACCGGAAAGCCGCAAGATTTACGCATAATCCGTGCAAAATTCGAGGCACTTCTATTCCGCATTTGAGGCTTTTGCGGATTGCTGAGAATTCACGGCACTTTCAACCGCTTTGACGCATGGCCAAGCGAACCAAAAAAATTGTAGTTACGCTCCCGGAACTCGTGGCCGCCTTTGACTCCGTTGGCTACAAGGTGACGGACCGTTGGGTAAATATCTTGGCCAAAAAGGAGGGCTTGCCGCGCCTGGGGCGAGGCCAATACGACCTCGTAGATTGCCTCAAGTGGTACATTGCCCGGCTCTCCAAGCAAGCGGAGGAGGCCGCAACCGGGACCGGCACGGCGCTCCAAAATGCTGAGCTTAGGATTGCGAGGGCCAAGGCGGAAATCCTCGAGGAGCGCCTCGCCAAGCAACGGGGAGACGCCGTTGGCTTGGATATTGTCCAACGTGCGATTGAGCCGGCAATACAGTCCGCAAGGTCAATCCTCCTCGGGCTCCCCAAAAAGGTTGCCCGTGAATTTTCCAACAAAGAGATTGAGGGATACTTGGATGGAACAGTCCGCAAGCTACTCATTGACCTCTCCGAGATACCCCACGAGCTTGAGAGGTTGGGACAGTTTGAGAGCATTGCTCAAGAGGTCCTTTCAAATATGGACGCCGCCGCCCAAGATGACGGTCTCCCAATGGGCGGACGCAAAAAGAAAGTTGAGCCAAGAGCTAAGCGCGGAGAGCGGGAATTGGTCCACGGCGGCGGCTGAGTATCAAAGGGAAATCATGGACGCTTTCAATGAGCCGAGCGTCATTGATATTTCCGTAATGAAAGCGGCACGTACCGGCGGGACCCTTGCGGCCATTGATAACCCAATAGGCTTTTTCATGGCCATGGACCCCGGACCCATGTTGTTGGTCCAACCAACAATTGCGGACGCTAAGGAATGGTCCAAGGACCACCTTGAGACCATGATACGGGACACGGAGGGGCTTGCTGAGAAATTCCCGGCCACGAAATCCAAGGATAGCAACATTTTGTATAAACGCGGCCACGGCTCAACCATTTACATGATAGGCGCAACCTCGGCCGCCGGATTCCGCCGCAAGACAATCCAACGGGCTTTCCTGGATGACTTGGACGGCTACGAGCCAACCGCCGGCGAGGAGGGAGACCAGGTTGAGCTTGCACGCAATAGGACTATCACCTACACCTATCACGCCCGGAAAATATGCACCGTATCCACGCCCACAATCCGGGGGCTCTCTCGCATTGAGTCACGTTTTTTTGAGAGCGACCAACGCCACTTTTTTGTCCCTTGTCCTTTTTGCGGCCACAAGCAAGTCCTCCTTTTCAATGACTCGAGCCAATTCCGGGAGCTTGGCACCTCATACCTCCGCTTTGACAAGGAGACCGGCTCGGGCATCCATTACCCGTGCGAGAATTGCAAGAAACCGATTGACGAACGCTACAAGACCGGCATGGTCCGGCAAGGTGAATGGCGCAAGAGCAACCCGAGCGTCCGGCATCATGCCGGCTTTCATATCTCAGAACTCATCTCACCTTTTTCCGGTTGGTCCGAGTTGGTCACGGATTTTCTCAAGGCCAAGCGCAACCGGGAGACCTTGCGGGTATTTATCAACCAACGCCTTGGTGAGACTTTCGTGGAGGAAAAGAGCTACGAGATTGAGGAGGGGAGCTTGCTTGCACGCCTCGAGGCGTACATGATGCCGCCTGAGCCCAAGGTGCCGGCGGAGGTCTTGGTCATGACGGCCGGCGTGGACGTCCAGGCGGAGCGCCTCGAGGTCATAGTGGTAGGTTGGGGCAAGGAGTTTGAAAGTTGGCTCATTGACCGCCGCATAATCTATGGTTCACCGGAGCGCCCGAGCACTTGGGAGGAGTTGGACAAATTTCTTGCCAAGGAATACAAGCACGAGAGCGGCCTCTCCCTCCCGGCGTTTTCGAGTCATGGGTTGGCTTGCGTTTGCATTGACTCAGGCTACTCCACGGATGCCGTCTACACCTACGTCAAGAGCCGTCAACGCCGGCGCTTCTTTGCAACCAAGGGCGAGTCCGGCAACAAGCGGCCTTTTGTCATTGAGGTCAAGTATGAGAAAAAATACCAAGCCCGTTTTGCGCGGCTCGGCGTAGACGCAATCAAGGCCCGGATATACGACCGCCTCACCTTGACACGAGAGCCGGACCAACCGTACCCCGGCGGCTTTATGCACTTTCATGACAGAACCAACCGGGACTTTTTTGACCAACTCACGGCGGAAAAAAGAGTAATCATAAAAACGCCGAGCGGGTACCCACAACTCCAATGGGTACTCAAGCCCAACCGCCGCAATGAGGTCTTGGATTGCTACGTGCTCAACGTTGCCGCCATTACAATCCTTGGACCGGACTTTGACGCTCTCAAGGACCGCCTCAAGGAGTCCGCCCAGGAGTTGGAAATGGCCGCCGCAAGCAAGTCCGGCCGGCCGGCACAATCGCAACGCAAGCCTGAGCCTCCGCCTCCTCCGCAACCTCCGCGCCGGCGCGGGAATTTCTCAAGCTCTTGGTGACGTCATGGACCTCTTGCCTACACGCTACCAACTCACGGAGGAAAACGCCAAGAAAGTTGAGGAGATAAGCCGGGCGCTTAATATCTCCCCCTCCGCCGTGGTCAACAAAATTCTTGAGCGTCTCAAGGCCGTGGAACTCCGTGAGGTTGTCACGTTCACCGTGGAGGTCCGGGACTCGCAAAAGCCGGATGAGCCAGGCGCCACGAGGAGAAAACGGGCCGGGAGCAACTTTGCGAAATCATGGCAATAGGCCCGTATTGTATCGCCAATTTTGACGTAGTTTGACGTAGATTGTGCCAACTTGTATTCGTAACATATTACGGCAAGGGCCGTCAACGGTCCACGCCTCTCCCATGAGGATAGGCGGCCGGTTGCGCCGTTGTAATCGGCCGCCGCCTTTATTCGACCGCACGAGGGAACCATGCAAAGCTCCGTCCCCGCAACGCTCCGAGCGGGAGATACCTTGCAGATTGTCCAAGAGATACCCGAGTATTCGAGCGCGGCCGGATACACGGCCAAGCTTGACATTGTGGGACCCTCCAATAAGATTTCCCTCACGGCCTCCGGCGCCGGCAATACCTACACTTTCTCCGCGACTCCAACCGCAACGGCCAACTTTGTCCCAGGCTTGCACCGCTACGTCATCTACGTGACCAAGGGCTCGGACCGCTACACCGTGGCGGCCGGCAACGTGACAATCCTTGAGAACGTTGCGGCCATGGGAGACGGAGTAGACTCTCGCACCGCACTCATGAAAATCCGGGACGCTCTCCTCGAGACGCTCTCGGGCCGCGCCGTCTCCGATTATTCGGAAATGCAAGTGAGCACGCCAAACGGTATGCAATCAATAACGCTCTTGACGCTCAAGGAACTCACCGAAGCCTACCACCACTATGACGCTCTTGTGATAGCTGAGGAGCGCAAGGCGGCCATTGAGCGTGGAGAGCCCGCGCCCAAAATCCTCTACACGCCGGACCCCGTGCAATGAAACTCTCCGAGCGCATAGGAAAAATCCTCACGCCGCTCCTTGGGACCAAGGGCGGCGCCGCCGTCTCCGGTCCAAGTTTTGAGGAGGGATACAACGCCGGCATGAGGAACGCCGTGGCGCTCAGTACGCGCCGCTACTCCGGCGGAGTCACTAATAGGTTGAATTCCGATTGGAGGCCCTCGGATACCTCGGCGGACCAAGACATTTATGAGAGCCTTTCAACGCTCCGAGCCAAGGCCCGAGACCTCACCAACAACACGGAGCTTGGCAAGAAATTCGTCCGCATGGTCCGCAAGAACATTCCGGGCCCGTTTGGTTTCAAGCTGAGAATGAAAGTGACCAAGCCCAACGGAGAGCCGGATGAAATGGCCAACGTGAGTATCCGGGAGGCTCATGAGGATTGGACCAAGGCCCGGCACTATACCGTCCAGGGGAACGCCTCCGCCCGGCAAGTGGACCACTTGCTTGCAACCCACTTGGTCCGGGACGGGGAAATCCTCGCCCGGCTTGTCACGGCCAAGTCCAACAAGTATGGCATGGCCGTCCAAGTCCTCGAGCCGGACCTCCTGGACCATACCTACAACGCAAAGCTCCCGAACGGCAACCACGTAATCCTCGGCGTGGAGGTTGACTCATTCCGCCGGCCGGTTGCCTACTATCTCCGCACCTCATTGACTCCCGTGGAATACGGCGGCACGAGCATTGCCGGAAAGCACGAGCGCATCTCGGCCGCCGAAATCATCCATTGGTATGACAAGGAGAGAGCTTTCCAGACTCGAGGCGTGCCGTGGTTGGCGTCAACCATGCTCCGGTTGCGGATGCTCTCCGCCATGGAGGAGGCCGCCCTCTTTGCCGCTCGAGTTGCCGCCTCAAAAATGGGCTTTCTCAGTACGCCGCCGAATACCACGGGCATGGCCGGAGAGGCTCCGTACATGGGCACGGGCAAGGACTCCGCCGGCAACATTGTCTCCGGTTTCGAGCCCGGCTCCATTGAGGACATTGGTAACAAGCAATTTACTCCGTTTGACCCGTCATACCCGAGCCAGGCTCATGAGCCTTTCACCAAGGCCATTGGCCGTGAGATTGCCTCAGGCTTGGACGTCTCCTATCATGCCCTCTTTTCGGACCTCACGGACGTCAACTACTCCTCTATCCGCCAAGGGACTCTTGACGAGCGGGAGACTTGGCTCATGTTCCAAGAGGACTACATTGAGGCCGTCAAAGAGCCTATCTTTGCGGCGTGGCTCGGCATGGCCATGCTCTCCGGCGCCGTCTCCGTGGGCTCAATGCGAGACTTTGACCGCTACAACAAGCCGTATTTCATCGGCCGCCGTTGGGATTGGGTAGACCCGCGCAATGATGCCCAAGCCCGGCTCCTCATGCTCCGCGCCAAGATTGTCTCCTTGTCCGGCACAATCCTTGAGCGCGGGGATGACCCGGAGGAGATTTTCCGGGAATGTGCTGAGGATGCCAAGCTTGCGGCCAAGTATGGGCTCAAGCTTGACTATGGGGAGCCGCCTGAGCCTACGCCGGCCGCCCAGGACGGGCCCAACAATTCCAACAATGCAGAAAACAAGTAAGAGGACGCGAACATGACCAAGACCAAGTTTGAGCAACTCCGGGAACTCTTTGCGGCGCAACCGCATACCCGCAACCTCGCCGCCATGCCGTCCACGTTCAACGCTGAAAAGCGCACCGTGGACGTCATCATTGCCTCCGAGAGCCCGGCCAAGGTTGTGGATTATGACCGTTGGGCCATTGTGGATGAGGTCTTGCTCATGGACGGGATGCAGTTGCCGGAGGGGCGCACTCAAGTCCCCCTCCTCAACTCCCACGACCGCACGGAGGTTGGGAGCGTCCTTGGCTCCCTCACGAATTTCCGAGCGGAGGGGGACCGTATGGTTGCAACGCTCTCCTTTGCCTCCACGGAGGATGCCGTGGAGGCCGAGACCTTGGTGAGAGAGGGGCACCTCACGGACCTCTCCGTTGGGTATGTTGTCCTTGCCTCTACGTGGATTGAGGACAAGGCGGAGGTTGTGGTCAACGGCAAGAGCTACAAGGGGCCGCTCAAGGTCTCAACCGCCTGGAAACTCAAGGAGGTCTCCTTGACTCCCATTGGCGCGGATGAGCTTAGCATTGTCCGCTCCTCCAACGCTGACAAGCTCCGGGCGCTCATGGATGAGCTTGGCCTCCCGGCCAACGCCTCCAATGAGACGCTCTTGGAGTTTGTCCGCAATGAGATTGCAAAACAAGCCGCCAAGGATGAGACCGGCCTTGGCGCCTCAGCTCCCTCCCGGTCCGAACAAATCACAATCAAAGGAATCACCGCTATGACCGAAGAACAGAAAGCCGCCCTCAGGGCGGAAAACAAGCGGGAGCTTGAGGCGCTTGCCAACAAGTTTGGCTCCCGTATCCAGGGCGGCACCGAAGCCATGGGCCGTATGCTCAAGGACGCCGTGGACCTCGACATTGAGCCGGCTCAGTTTCGTGGCATGATTTTCTCCAAGGTCACGGACGGGGAGCCGCTCGAGGAGCCGGCCTCGGCCATTGGCATGAACGCCAAGGAGGCCAAGCTTTTCTCCATTTCCCGCGCCCTCATTGCGGCCGGCGCCCAGGATTGGCGCAATGCTCCGTTTGAGCGGGAGGTCCTTGAGGCCACCGGCAAGCGGATTGCCGAGCGCATCCCCGGCCGGAGCGCGAACGAGGCCAACCGCATCTCCCTCCCCTACGAGGTCCAGCGCTCCGCCATGGAGTTGACGCCGGCCGTCATCCGTGCGCTCGAGTCCATGGGGGTCAATACCCGAGACCTCCTCGTGGGTACGGCGTCCGCCGGCGGCTACACCGTGCAGACCAACGTTTTCTCTCTCATTGACGTCCTCCGCAACCGGCTTGTCCTCTCGAGCCTCGGCGTGACTATGTGGGAGGGTCTCACCGGGCAAGTGGACGTTCCGCGTCATGCCACGGCCTCGAGCGGGAGCTATGTTGCTGAAAACGGCTCAGTCTCGGAGAGCAACCAGGTCTTTGAGGCTATCCAACTCCGTCCCAAGACCCTTGGCGCTTTCACGGACATTTCCCGGCGTCTCCTCATGCAGAGCAACGTTGGGATTGACGCTTGGGTGACGCTCGAGCTTGCCAAGGCGCTCCAGGTTGCCGTTGAGGCCGGGGCGATTGCCGGCACCGGCACGGGCAACGCACCAACCGGCATCCTCTCCACCTCGGGCATCGGCTCCGTGGCCGGCGGGACCAACGGCTTGGCGCCGGCGTGGTCCCATATCGTTGACCTCGAGAGCGAGGTTGCGATTGACAACGCGGACTTTGGGAGCTTGGCCTATCTCACCAACGCCAAGGCCCGTGGCAAGCTCAAAAAGGTCTTTGTTGACGCCACGAGCAACGCCGAGCGGGTTTGGGATACCCGCGCCGGCAACACTCCGCTCAACGGATACCCCGGACTCGTTTCCAACGCCGTGCCGTCCAACCTCACCAAAGGCACCTCGAATGGGGTTTGCTCCGCCATTATCTTTGGCAATTGGAGCGACCTCATCCTTGCCTTTTGGGGAGTCCTGGACATTCTCGTGGACCCGTATACCGGCGGGGCCGCCGGGACCTTGCGTATCCGCGAGATGATGGACTATGACGTTGCGCTCCGTCATCCCGAGAGCTTCTCGGCCATGCAAGATGCCCTCACGACCTAAGCCGTGAGGTCATAGTCCAACGCAACACCGTCAACCAACGGGAGCGGAGAGAATACCCTCCGCTCCCAATTATAAGCTCACCAACAAGGAGGTTGCACCGTGAAAGATACCAAGGAAATCAACTTTGTCCTCGTGACTCGTAACGTGAACACGAGCCGGGGGCACGTTGCGGAGGGTACGCCGCTTGCCATTGGCAAGCCGGGCGCCAAGGGCATCACCGAACAGGACGCCGCCACGCTCCTCAACATGGGCAAGGCCACGCCGCTCTCGGAGGAGGAATACAAGAAGATGACCAAGGGGGACAAGCCCGAGCCGGAGAGCAAGTAGACCGTGGCCGGCTTTCCCATAGCAACAGTCATGGAACGCTTTGGCGCCGCCGTGGACTACGAGGCGGCGCCCGGCGTCCCCGTTGTGTCAATCAAGGCAATTGTGGAGATAGGAGGGGAGCTTGCAACCGTGGGCGGCTCCCGGATTAGCTCGGAGGGGATGCTCCTAAAATGCGCGGCCGTTGACGTCCCAAGCTTGTCACGCTCCTCCACGTTTCACGTTGACAACGTAGAGTATAAGGTTGCCGAGTTTACAATAGACCACGCCGGCACCGCCCTCGTATACCTCGGACTCCTCCAAAGCTGAGCATGAGCGTCAAGCGCCTGGATATTCTCAACGCTCTCATCTCCCGGCTTGCAACCATAACCGGGGCGCCGAACTATTACACGGATTTTGGCGGCCGCGTATTCTTGGCGCGGCAAGATGCCATTTCAACCACGGAGTTGCCTTGCCTCAACGTGCGCCGCTCTCGCAATAGATTCACCGGGGAGCTAACCGCACGGACCGCCTCGAGCGACCAAGCCCTTGCCGTTGAAATCATGATATTGGTTGACCCAGGCGCCACGCCTCATGACGTCCTTGAGAAAGCCATTGCGGACGTCTACAAGGCCATTGGCTTTGACCTGGATGCCGGCACCTCTTGGCTCAAGCCTCACGGCGCGGATGCCGTGGAGGAGGGGGACGAAATTGTGATTGTCAAGACCTCGGAGGACGGGAGCCCGTTGGACCGCCTCGAGGGAGGGGCGCTCGTGAATATCACCGTATTTTATAGGACCGCAAAGTGGCGGGAAAGCTAACGTGACCAAATCTACTAAGGAGTCCAACCAATGAAACTCGTAAGAAAGCAGACCCTCCTTGTGGGCCAAGAGTCCACCCAGGGCACCGCCGTTGTCAACGTTGCGGCCAATGACTACCTCGAGGTCATGAACCTCAAGCAAGAGCCCAACCTCGAGAAGCTCAAGCGCCTTGTGGCCACGAGCACCTTGGACAAGCGGCCGGACGTCATCGGAAAGCGCTATCGCATGATTTCCTTTGAGGTTGAGGCCAAGGGTCCGGGCTCGGGCGCCTCAGGCGTCAAGACCACGGCCGGATTCAAGGCGCTTGCCGCCTTGCTCGAGGCGTGCCAATTCATTTGCACGGTTGCCGCGTCCAATTCCATTTCGGAGGTGCAAGTCACCGCCGGCGGGACGGGCTACTCCTCGAGCTTTGACGTCACTTTCACCGGCGGCGGCGGCACCGGCGCGACCGGCAAGGCCATTGCCGTGGGCGGCGTGGTTGTGGCCGTCTTTATCACCAACCCCGGCACCGGATACGCCACGGACCCCACGCCGGTCTTTACGGCCGGCGCCGGCACGGGCGCAACCGGGACCGTGACGCGGGGCGGCTCTCTCCTCTTTTCGCTCGTTTCGGACGCGGCAAGCGCCAACTATCCGGGACCGGGCAAGTCCGTCACCATGGACATGAACTTGGACGGCCGCTACCGTCAAATGGCCGGTTGCCTGGGCACCGTCTCCCTCAAGGTTGGCGCCGGCGGGTACCCGGTTTTCGCCTTTGAAATGCTCGGCACGTTCACGGCGGCCACGGAGGTTGCCATGCCGGCCGTGGGCACCAACGCCGTCAAGCCGGAACGTTGGCACAACCAAAAGGTTGTCATTGCCGGCTTTGCCTCTCCCGTTATCTCAAAGTTTGAGTATGCTCTCAACGGCAAGGTTGCTATCCGTGAGGACGGCCGGAGCGTGGGCGCAATCAAGGGCTTTGTTGCCGGAGACCGTGACCCCATGGGCTCGGCGCAATTCGAGGCCGAGACGGTCTCCACGTTTGACATTGAGAGCACCGTTGTCAACGCCACGGAGGCCGTGACGGGAGTTGAGTTTGGCTCCACGGTTGGGGTCAAATTCTACTTTTATGCGCCCAAGACTCAGGTACAAGACCCCAAGGAAAGCGGCCGGGATATTTTCTTGGATGACACGGTTGGGCTCAAGTTTAACTCCAACGCCGGCAATGACTCTCACCAATTCCTTTTCACGTAAGCACAACCAGGAGGAGCAATATGCGTATCTATGCAATCAACCCGGAGGAGGTCCGGGAGTACGTCCTCGAGGATGACCGGGACACGCCGCCGGAGCACCAAGTCACTTGGGAGCTTGGCGTCATCCCGCACTCCGTCAATAATTACATCATTTCCAAATGCACCAAGACCCTCACCGTGACCGGGCCGGACGGAAAGCCGGCCGTCAATATCACGGTTGACCCCGTGCTCCTCAACTCCTTGAGAGTCAAGTATGGTCTCAAGGGTTGGCGCAACTTGCGGATGAGCAACGGCAAGCTCGTGGAGCCGCTCTATGACCTCACCGATATTGAGGGCTATGGCAAGGCCAAGGGACTCTCGGACCATGCCCTCACCGTCATTGCGCCTTATATCCCCGAGTTGGTCCGAGCGCTCCGGCCGGATACGACCCTTGACGCCTCGCCGGCCATGCCTGAGACCACGGCGCCGGACGGCACCGTGACGCCGGCCAAGGAGGAGGGACCGCTCTACCCTTAGTCCTCGCCCTTGACGCCTTTTTTTCTCCGGGCCTCCTTGACAAGCTCGGGCCCGGAGAGGGAGTAATGGATGCTGACAATGGCGAGGTTGTACCGGCGGAGCGTATAAGGGCGGCGCTCCGTCACTATGCTCCGCTTTTTGAATACCTCGAGGATTGGGACAACGGGGCCTTTGTCATCACGGAGCGGGAATATCTCAACAAGCCAACGCAACTTATGGCAATCCGCCAACTATTCCGCAAGCGCAAGGCCCAATTTTTGAATCCGAAAAAGGACCATTGAAACAATGAGCACCGGCCTCACGTTGCAAGTTGACGTCCAAGGAGTTGAGGACCTCCGGGCCCGAGTCCGTTCATTGCCCAGGGCGGAGGCGGCCGCCGTCAACCGGGTTGCGCTCTCAAGCCGGACCTTTGCCTCCCGGACAATCCGGGAGCTTTACAACATTCAAGCCACGCCGGTCCGTGACGCCATAACCGTGAGCAACAAGGCAAGCGCGGCCGCCAACAAATTCTCCGCCAAGCTCACCGCCTCAGGCCGCCGCATACCTCTCATCCTCTTTGGCGGCCGTCATAGCTCCCGTCAACCCGGCGCCTCCGTTGAGGTCATCCGTGGCCGGCGGCTCACCGCCGTTGGTACGTTCATTGCCCGGCCAACATACGGCCGCAATACGGGCAAGGCCGGCATCTACGTCCGGGTCAACTATCTCAAGGGCGGCAAGCGCTACCCTATCCGGCAACTATACGGTCCGA